ACTCCATTATCATCAACGAATGATGTATAATAAAAGTTACTATCAATGTTTTGAACTACGTTACCGCATTTATCAATTAAATCAACACTAATACCACCAGCAAAAGCAATTCCGTCATCGTTGTTGCTCCTTTGCGTGAATGTTTCGTTAGATAACTGCATTATAAATCCGTCGTAAATCAAAGTAGCAACATTAGGATTTTCGCCTTTCTTTGCTACTTCAAAATCGTTTTTAGTTAGTCTAATAAAACTATAATCTACGTTCATTTTATAAATTTGCTAATGCGTTGCTCAATTCCGTAGAATCATTATAAATAATTCCGTTCAAATTTACTAAATTATATTTTATAAATTTATTAATTGGTCGATTTTTTTCATCATAAAATTTAATAAAGTCATTTTGTATTTGCCACCAGTTATTTAATCCGTAATTTATACCATTAATAGTAAGCACCCCATCAACTAAAGTTACTATCATAATAGTTGGCTCTTTTTTACGTTCTAATGTAACATTGAACTCATTAGTGAATGGATTGTAGTCAGATTTTTGTACGTACCCTTTTATAACATCGCCACTCATATCATAACAACGAATAAAACCTCTGTCTAATTTATAAGCGTTCATATAATTTACAACATCGGTAAAATCTGCAACCAATTCTAATTTAGGTAAACGTGCATCTACAATAGCATCGGTTAAATCGTTGTACTCAATCGGTGCGTTTTCTATTAAGTTTGCACTTTCTCCAACTAATCTACTTTCAAATGTTCCGTTACTTTTAAAGAAACTATTTGTAATAGTAGTTTGCGAGTAATCCATACAAGTTTTAAGATACGAACCCCAACGCAATAGAGTACGTTTCAAACTATAAAACACATCATTCATAGTATTATTTAAAGGAAACAAAACGCCTTGATTAGTTCTTGTTTGCCAAGCTACATTTGAATAAAAGTATTTTACTTTAATATAGGCATCACCATTATAAATAGTAATATTTGAGGTGTTTCTTAATGTTAAAACACTATTTGTAATTTCTATTATTTCGTAAGTACCTATATTAACTCCGTTTGTAATTTCAAATGTTTGTCCTACACTTATGCCGATTGTTGTCCAATTAAAAACAACATCGCCACTATCTCCATTGCTATCACGATTAAGTATTTTTAATATTGATGTGTATGGCGTTGGGTTTTCTGTCCATTGCATTGATAATCTTGCTCCAAAAGTACCGAAACTACTCGGCGCAAGTTCAACCATATTTTCAATAAAAATATCATTATCGTTTTCGGTTGATGTTGTCGGTTGTTTAATCTCTAAATTGATTGTCGTTTGCTTTAAAAAACCATCTCTAATAAAATCAAACTTTCGTTCTAATACACCATCAACTAAATAGTTAGGTAAAGCGTTTTCTGTTTCTGTATGTATCGCCTCACTTGTGCCTATTGTTGTACGTTCTTGCTCATACTTTTTATATCCAAACTTTGCGCTTTTTACTGAAAATCTATCGTTAAATGGAATAGTATAATCTTTGCTTGGTATAATCTGAAATACTCCTATTTCGTTATTAGTATAATATCTATCTCCTGAATCAATAAATATTTCATCGCGATTAATTTCTACATCAGCAAAAACTTCTTCAACACTATTAAAAACTTCTTTTGGTTTAAAATAAAAACTATCTGTATTTTGGCTAATCATTCTACGATTCCAAATAGCGTTTTTATAATGTTCTCCACCTACATTGAATTTAGGAGCATTTAACGGAATGCCATTTACAACCTTTGATGCTTGATTTAATAAATCGTACCAAGTGAAAGCTTTAATTACACTATCAATAGCTTGTTCAGTTGCTTTAATTTCAATGTTCATATTATTGACAAATGCGTATGTATTAGCACTTGCTAATGGACTTAACAAATTTGTAAAAGTTGCAGTTGTTTCACAAGCCCAAAACAAATATACTCTTTTACTACGTTCTATAAATGGAATATTAATAGTAAAGTTATCAGGTGTGTTTTCATAAGTTGAATTAAAACTTGTTAAATTTGGATAGTTTTTAGTGTATAAAGTATAAACATCAAAACTTTCAACCCCTAAGTCAACACCGCCAACTAATAACAATAATCTAACTTTACCAATTGCGGTTAAGACATTAGTTGATAAACTTGGACTTGATATATTTGGAACATTATTAATAGTTGCTAATGTTTGAACTTGAACATTAGTTAAATTAAATGATACATTATTTAAATCGTTTTTAGCCTCAATTAATTGAAAACTACCGCTCCCATTTGGAATAGGAAATAAAACACCATTATTATCAAATGCTTGACCTTGTGCAAATACTGGACTTAAAAAAGATAATGTATTGTTTACTCCATACTCTTCAATTACATTAGAATTATTTGCTAATGCACCATTATTGATAATTCCACTCCCTAAAGTATTTGGACTTTCAGTATTAAATGCAGTTGCAATAGTTCCGTTACCTTTGAACTTACTAAATGTATTTATTGGTGTTGCACGTCTTAAATAGTTAAACGTTTGTATTGGTGTTATTGTACGCCCTTTAAAATCTTTGTCGCTAAATGCATTAAATGTTTCATCGTTTTGACGTTTGTAATCCATTATAATACTTGCATCAATAAGTTTACATTTAACGTAATTAACACCATCTGTAACGTCTTTTTCGCTAAAATCTAATTGCATTTTAGGAAAATAAACACCATCTAAAGACAAATGATAATATACTTCAAATTCAAATCCTTTTACTTCTAATCCGTATAAAAGCCATTCAAGTCCATAATCTAAAAACTCGGTTAAATCGCCAAATTGATTTCTTACTTGTGGCGTAGTTGCTAATTTACCAACCGCATTAACGAACTCTATTTTATCTAATGCTCCAAAGTTAATAGAACGATTGAACTTTTTAGGCTCTTGCTCATTCTCAAACTTTAAACCATCAAATCCAATAGGCTCTGTAATTTCGTACATTGTAGGCGCACCAATTCCGATAATTTCTAATTCGTGTTTATACTCCATAGCTTGTGCCAGTTATTCTACGATTCATATTCTCTTTTGTTGTGTGTCCGTTTGTTATTAATTGTCTAAATCCGCTTTGGTCAACTTGATTAATTACGCTCGGTTTATTTTCTATTGCCTCAATAACTCCACTCATATCAACATTAGTACTATTATTAACTATTTGTGTTGGCATAATTCCGCTACTTGTTAAAATACTATTTAATGCTTGATTGTGCATTAATTGCGTTGATTGTTCCGCAGTAAAAACTTTGTCGCCTTTACTTAAATAAGTCATTTGCGCTCCTTTGTTGTTTCCTAAAGTTTTAATTTTACCATTTTTATCTGTAATAATTTCAGCTCCTTTTTCTTGTGTTAAAGCAAAACCCTCAGGTGCATTGTCAGTACCAGTTGCGAATTGTGGTATAGGTTGACTTGCTACTAATCCTAATTGAATAGCACCAATTGCACCAATTGCAATAGATAACGGAATGTTACCACTTGCTAAAGCGGAAACTATACCTTGCGCTATATCAATAGCAATATTAAATAATGCTTGACCTTTTTTAGCTTTTGCCTCACGATTTTTAATTTCTCTTTGACGTGCCTCGTATTGTCTTTCTATTTCTTCCCTTGCACTTGCACTTTCTCCAGCAAACAAAATAGCTATTTCTTTTTCACGTTCTAAATTGGTTAATTCATTTGTAAATCTTTGATTTGAAAGTTCTATTATTTTGTTAAATGCTTGTTGTGCACTTTCAGCTATTGATTCAAAATATAAAGCAAAGATTTGTGATGTATCCGCTCCGCTTTGTTTTAATGATTCTAACCTTTGTTGAAATTCAGTTACACCTCCACCAATATCTTTAAAGAAAGTATCAAACGCTCCTAATCCGCTACTACTTAAAAAACCTTTTGAAAAACTACCAATATAGTCATCCGTTGCCTCTTTTAATTTCGCTAAGGTTTCAGCGTTTTTCTCTGCTTGTTTCTGTTGAAATTCTAATCCATCAGTAACTGCTTTTGCGCTTTCTCTTAATTCAGGAAAACCATTTTTAAGAATATCTATTGATTTTGAAACTTTATCTATTGCATCTTGATAAAAACGCCATTCCGAACTACTACGAGAAGTTGCTTTTTGCATCTCCTCTAACATAATTTTGTTTTTTTCTAATTTATAAAGTAATGAATCGTAACTTTTAGATGTTTCTTGTAATGTTTCTAAATCTTCTTTTTTGTCTTTTTTACCTTTAGCAATTTTATCATTACCCTCTTGAACTGCTCCTAAATATGGAGCGTAAGCATCAAATAAATCATACAAAGATTTTATTTCATCTTCTTTTAATTTCTTTTCTTCAGCATAAGTATTTAACAACGCTTTAGTACCTTTTAATTTTGTGTTTAAGAAATTAGTTTCTGCATCAGTACGTTTTTTTAATACTATATTTCCATTCTCATCAATAGTAGCTTTATCTTTATTTGTAGCGTTTAATAACTTTTGTTGTTTCTCTTGCTTTAAAATAATCTCAGTTAAAGATTTGTATTTATCTTGTATTTTATCCTCAATAGCTAACGCAATACCTCTTTTTATTAAAGCGTCTGTTAATCTTAATTCAGCATCAGCAGTATCTCCAGCGAGTATTT